CATTTAGGCAGGTAGTGCTAAGATACGATTTCTGATCGGCAAAGCCGAGAAAGCCATCCGCCTTATTGCCAGTGCCATTAAGCACTTGTTTTTCGCCCTCGAACATCACTGCCCGCAATTTTCGGTTAGCTTCTCGGCCGATATAAGCTTCGACGCCTTGGCGATAGGCTTTTGCCAACGCCTTATCGACAGCAAAACTGCCGTCGAGAATCTTGAGGTCGATTGACTCCAAGCTGTCGCTGCCCGTGGTGTTCGCCAAGCCTGCATTGACCGCACGAAATCCAACGGCAGAAGCCGCTGTTTCCAAGACCCATTTATGCGTCGAGCCGTTGCTGGAAGGACCAGCCGCCAATACTCGTAGCAATGGAGCGTCGTTAAAGATATTTGTTGCGCCAAGATCGACGGCGTTCTTGTCGTTTATTTTCACTAGGTCCGCAAGGGACGTGTATGTATCACTCATTAGCCTCCTATGACTATTTCTTGATGCGGATTGTCTCGGCGAGCGACTGAGGCCCGTTCGATGAATCCTTTGCCGCAGCAAACTGAACTGGCTGCGACAGACCACGCTCTTTCTTTTGCGTGGTGATTTGGGCTGTCAGTGCTTCGATTTGGCCACGCTGGTATCTCAGATACATTTGCGTTGCTTCATCAAAGCTGTAGCCCTTGGCGAACATCAAAGCCCCATCGTCGCCGAAAGCATCCAAATACTTTTGGCCAAGAGCTTTTATTTCGCTGGTCGGTTCGACGGCTAATGCCTCCCCGCTTTGCTCGGTGGCTTCTACGTCGGCCTCCGGCTGCGACACTTCTACGGCGGGTGCCTCTGTGTCTGGTGTTTCTGGTTCTGTCGCTTCGACGGCTGGTGCCTCTGCTGACATGGTATTTCCTCCAATGATTTCAATAGTGAGTTGTTCGCCATCGGAAAGTTCCGTGACGGTTCGCTGGTCATATCCTGATTTGCAAATAGCTATGGAGCGTAGCTCCCATCGCCGCACGACAACGCCGGGGCCGGAAAAGTCATAGCCATTAACTTGCGCCGTTTCGCCTTCCGCTACTTCTTCAATTTGTGTGTTATCCCCGCCCCAAGTAATGCTTGCCTCCAGTGGGACGCCGTTGGCGGCCATGTAAATGAGCCGACTCGCTTGGTCGTTGTCCTCGAATGGGATCAATGCCCCGCTTACTTCAAGTCCTTCGGCGGTCTGCTCGAAATGATTGGCGTAACCCAGCAAGGTATCGCTGTGTTCCCAGTCGATAGCCACCCGATTGCGACCACGCATATCCAGCCCCGACATATCGTGTACCAGCGAACCCCAAATGTGATGGTGCTGAATGGGTTGGATCGACCGAGCAAGCATCTTGAAGGGTGCCGTCTTTGCGCCGTCTCCGTTCGATCCAACATCAATAGTTGATGTGGAGAACTGGCAGGCGGATTTGGGAATTGTTTTCGTTTTCTTCATTACTTCTATCTATTCCTCATCGATCTGATTTTCATCTCCGATTGCGGCATCGACTTCTGCGGCACTCAGCCCGAGTTCTTCCATGACCTTTTTCTCGTGGGCCAACTGCATAACGGTCGTTTCCCAATCCTTGCCGTGGCTCTTGGCTATTTCTTGCCGGCTGGCCAGCTTGTTGTCGATCATCGAGATTTCGGCTTTGCTCTCTTTCAGGATGTCGATGTGACCGATTGCCAAACCGATCCATTCCCAGTCCAGATCGCTGATGCCCATGCCGTTGGGAAGTTTCAAATAGCCGTCCTGAATGAATAGTCCCAACCGCCACACGAGCAGATTGTCGAGCAGCCGTTTTAATTCGCATTGCCGCACGGCAACCGATTGCTGATAGAGAAGCAGCGCCGAACGTGCGCCTGAATAGTTCGTGAAATCCTCGCTGTAGAACGAATATGGAATATCCAACGCTTTAAGGCACGACTGGATCATCCGCTCCATGTAAGAAGCAAACTCACTCGACGGCTGATTGCTCTCCATGAAGCTGGCATCGTCGCCCGGCGCAAGATCGAGGACCGATGGGCCGCCGCCGAAATCAACCGGGTAGTTCATTCCTGCTTCAGGGGCTGCGTTCCCGTCGAGCGTGGTATCGCCAGAGCGACTTATTTTGAGCGCAAATAGCTGGCTTAACTTGGCACGAGCCAGGGCGTAGGCTTGTGCCTCATAGATATCTGCAAAAGAATTTAATGCCGAAGCTAAGGGAGAAACGCCACGAATCTGGTCGAACCGATGGAAGTAGCCGTGATGATGGGCAAAACGTGCGGGAATGATGGCCGGAGTTTTGCCCGACCTGTCGCAGATGCAATATTCAATATGCCGACCATTGGCCGGATTTACCTTGATGCCGTTGACCCATTTCTTCCGTTCGTCCTCGTCAAAATCTTTTGGCTTCGGGTTCTGTACTCTGTCGCCTTCGATGGCTTGAACCCGCCCATCGTCAATCTTAAGGGCGAATATATCGCCGTCTGTGACAGCGGCTTGCTCAAGCAATCGAGTGAACTTCTGGCGGATGAATCTGCCACTCACATCGAAGTTGAGCGGCTGGGACCACCACCACACGAGATCTTCGATCTGCCGATCTAACTCAGGTATTCCCGTGCGACTTTGAAATGAGAATGTGGCTACGTGGTCGAGATACTTTTCGATTGCCCGACGTGCTACCGAGAAATTGCGGTAGAGGTCTCTCGTATTGCTGACTAGCTTGCGGCGTTGTGCGCCTGCAAGTTCATCGTCTTCTGATTTGTTGCTGATAGGTCGCTGGCGTCGGCGATTATCGGACGTAGCAGCATCGTAAGCGAAGTGAAATAGGTTCTTGATTGCTCCGTACACTCGCCTCCTTACCACGTATTGTTCAATGAGATTGGTCGCACGAGCGGCTTGGCGTTGCCTTCTTTGGCTGCTTGCTGCCGCCAGTACGTCAGCTCGGTCATCGCTTGAGAGCGGTTGTACTTAATCGATTGCCCGTCAACCGTGACTTGATCCACGCCCATATTGCTGGCGAGAAAAGTTTCGAGGGCGCTAATCATCGTTTCTGCTGTAGTAGGCATGAAGTTATGTAGTGTTAAGTGCCGTCATTTCGGACGGCGAATACTTTACGGCACTCCGTATCATTGCATTGCCACCGCCAGACAGAGATAAGCACATCGCCTTTGTAGAAGCTGCTCATCGGCGAAAGTGGTTTCGTGTCGGCGTTGCCGCACTTCGGACAAGGGTGTTCAATCGGTTCTTTCTTTTTTCTGCTCATGCTGTAGTTAGCTCAAGGATTCCAAAAAATGTAGGCGATAGAAAAGAGTCCGCCTTCGTCCGTGATTCTCGGTTCTTCTGCCAGCTGCCAATCGTCGGGTTGTTCGGCTTCTTCGACAGCTCGCATCACTCCGCCGGCGTGACGGCCGGAAAAGGTGAATGTGCGCACTGGCACAAGCCGTTTCTTGCCATTGATACAGGCTTTCCGTATGTTGTCTTCGATGGTTATCTCGACATCGTTTCTGCTAAGCCATCTGTTCATTGGTTCTCCTTCTAAAATGTGACGGCGTATTGTCGCCTTGGTTTCGTTTTCTGCTTTGCTTCGTTATGTCCGATAGTGACGCAGCCCTGTTCCGATGCGGCTACGCAACAGCCAACCAGACAATCGAGCCAGTGATTGTCCCGTCCTGGACGTAGCTTCCAGACGGAGACTTGTCTTCCTTGCCCACTTGTCAAAACGCTGTATTCACTAAGTAAGTGGTCTGCCAGCAATTTGTGATTTGCTGGTGCCGACTTGAATAGCGTTAGCGAACCTTTGTCCCCTCGTGGAATGCGCAAGCGATTGAATAGAAAACTCTTCCAAGCGTTGCTGTCATAGATGACGTGCCTGCCCGCTTTGCTCGACGTAGCCCGCCAGTTCCAGCCGGCCCGGTCGCCTGGCGTGTGCTTGGTGTATTCGTTCATTGGCATTCGGTCAGGCCCGATGCCACGCCCGAACGATGGCAGGATAATTCCCTTGTGATATTCTCTGGCGAACTTGCGGATGGTTGATGTGCTATCTCCCCAAGCGGCGTCAACCAGTATTCGGCTGGGGAACAACTCCGAACCATTCTCGTGCCGCCAGGGCGACATCAAGTGGCTGGTCAGTTGCTCCAAGCCGTTATAGATTTGCGCTTCAAGGGCTGCACCCGGCTTCGCTCTTGCCAGTGTTTTCTGAACTTCGCCCAACGTGAAATACTTTCGTCCTTGGTCGGGCCAGACGCCATACTCAATCACTTGTCCAGTGAAGTCATCGCCAAAAGCTGCAACGACATAGAACAAGCAACGCTGCTGAACGTCGATGAAGGCGACCAATTTGGAGCAAGCGAGCGGGATAAATCCCTTTTCGAGCCCGCCAATATGGGTGCAAATCTCATCGGCGGTCGGTAGGTCGCTAGCTGATGACGCCAAGGACAAGGGTTCGTTCTGATATTCGCTTTGGAACTTCCCCTCGTCACGGAGTTTCAGATTGAAAGCGTGCTGCAAAGCAGATAACTCGTCGAAGTTATGCCGTGCGGGCCAACCGACGATTGCTCCTTCATCCATTTTGGAGCGATTTATCCGATAGAACTCCGTCGCTTCTTTAATGCCAGTTCCGTTGGCAAAGCCTGTGGCTCGACGGTCGGCGTACTGTTCCCAGAGTTCTTTGGCTTTGCCATCGGGCCACTTGTAAACGAGCCGGCAGCGATGCCCTTGCCACTCTGGATGTTTCTTGGCGTTGAGCAATTCGTCTGCCAGATCGCCTTGCTCGATAACCGTCAGCGTTGACAAGCAGCTAATCTTAGTTCCCGGCCCGGACAGATTGAGAATTGCCCCATTGATCGTGTCGAGCCGTGCTTGCGATTGCGCAGGACTGCGGGCGGATTCATCGGTTTGCGGGTCGTCGATAATGCAAAGGTCGGGTCGGACTGTTTTGCCATCGCTGGGTCTCGTGGCTTTCATGCCACGGATGCGGCCAGTTATTCCCGCCGTGCGGATGATTGCCGAACTTGATTTGCTGCCACGGATGACCGGCAAGGAAATCTCCGAAGCGGTCCAGCTAATGCGGGTTCGTTCGCCCTGACAGAGTTGTCCGTTGCTGCGGTGGTAGATGCCTTCCAGTTTCCTGATGGGAAAACAGGTTTCGGGAAAGTCGCTCGCCAAGATGTCGTTGCCCGATAGCTCTTCCTTGATGGCGTCGAGGATCTGCTTTGCTGCGGCTTCGTCGGATGCGATAAGGACTAGAAAACTACGATGACCATAGAGCATTGCCCATAAGGCACCGATTTCGCACAGACTTGTCTTGCCAGATCCACGAGCCATCGAGATGGCGTAGAGTCCTCCATCAAGAACGACTGATTGAATGCGGGCGATAACTTTTAGATGGTCGTCACTCCACGCAAGGTGGAAGCGTCGAGCGAAGTAGGTTTCGCAGAAGAGGCGGAAGTTCCGCTCGCATTCGCTTCGCCGGCCGGCGTCGAATACCGGCGGGATGCGCCCGATGTCACGAGCGTTGCGACTGGCGGCGTTCGCCTTCTTCAGAACATAATTGCGGTGTGCGGCATAATCCTTCACACTTTAGATAGGGGTGACGAAGACAATTAGATGGTACAATGCCGTCTGCATCGGCAACTATTCTATTCGGCGGCACGAACGATGAGCGAGCAGACGCAGGCCACCAGACCCCGCTTCAACTGGCGTCGGCTATTTCAATTCCGTCTGCGGACGCTGTTGATCGTCACGACGATCATCGCCGTCTTGCTCGGCTGGTGGTCGCACACGGCACGCCAGCAACGGATGGCGGTGGCGGCATTGCGAAACTACGAGGCGAAGATTTATTACAATCACATGTTGCCTGGGCATGTGGAAACGGAGCCGACGCCGTTTGCAGACGAGCCGCCAGGGTTCTCGCAGTGGTTGGTGGATAACATTGGAATCGACTATTTTGGCACTGTGGGAGCCGTAAATGCTATCGGCAATCCCAAGTTGGGCGATAAGCAAGTGGAGCTTTTGCGAACATTCAGCTCACTGGAATGGTTACGCCTGGACGGTGCGGGCGTAACGGATGCCAGCCTGACTCATCTTGCCAACTTAAAGAAACTGCAAACGCTCGGTCTCGGAAACACCCTGACCACGGATGCTGGCCTGGAGCATCTGCAAGGATTGACGAATTTGGAGAAACTCTATCTGGAAGACACCCAGGTCACGGACGCCGGAGTGGCCCGACTGCAAAAGGCATTGCCGAACTGCCAGATATACCGCTGACTTGAAATCACGCTCCCCCCGTCGATATGGTCAATAAAACCAATCCAATAAACCAGCTGTTCCCTATGGGATGACCCGTGGCCAATCGTCTAAAGATAGTTTTGCTCTACGCACTCTCTGTCCATTGCGTTCCCTTGAACCAGTGGGCATCATTGGCTTCATCTTCAGCATCAATTGCCAATCGCTTTCGTGATGCCGGAGTCATGCCGAACTCTGCCAACATTTTCTTCATGTGGTCGAACGCCTGATTCCGCACTGTGAAGAAGGACGACACCTGCGGATAGTTCTGCTTCGGCGACAAAACTACTTCGCCATACTTCTTGCACTTCTCTTCCGCATCACGCCAGCGAGAGAACGCTGAGCAATACATCGCCAGTGCTGTCGTGTCGATTGCGTGGATCAGTTGTAATCTTTCCAGATGTGGAACAATTGCGTTCCACTCTGCCGCAGCGATAGCGTCGAGATAATCTGGGCATTGTGGGTCGTTAAGCTGGATGATCTCTTTCATTTATTGTATTTATGAATGCAAGCGTTTTTTCCCCAACTATTGACTACTTTCTAAATTGCTTTTAGAACGTGAGTGGACGATTTGTATGTTAACCCGTTCGAGGAGAGAACCAATGAGTATTGATGCCAATGATGTACGATCCAATGCGTCGGCGATTGTAGCCACGATTGCAAGAATACCGCAAAAGGAAAGGGACAAACTGCCGGGCCGTCAGCTTGTTGAAAACTTCAATATGCTATTGGAAATTGCCCAGGAGGTTGCGCCACAAGTAGATAAACGCCTGTGGCCTCATCCGATCGCCTTTAGGCAACAAATGAACGGCGTAGCGATTCCAGATGTGAATTATACGGACCTCGAAATCTACGCTCGTCAAATATATGATTTGGTACCGATTGATTTCGCAATTTCATTTGGTTAGGCATTTCATGATATGCCCGGCTATTTCTCGCATGAACATCGGCGGAACGCTATTGCCGATGCGAGCGACCGCTTCGATGTAGTCGGTGCCGAGGTCGAATGAATCGGGGAACGTGTGTAGGCGCTTGAGTTCCGCAATCGTCAACATCCTGTCTTCGTCAGGGTGGATCATCGAGCCAAGGCCGGTCAAACAGACCGTCTTGCAGATTGTTTGCGCCGGTTTGTCCCACCGAAGTCGTGTAAGCGAGTTGTAGCCGCTGTATTTAGTCACAGACGCCATATTGCCGCCAGTTGGAACGTAGGGCAAGTATCGCTTGATCGCCTTCCCAGTCATCGCTGGGGCGTCCTCGTGGGGAACGTCGGCCAGAGCTTGGCGAACCGTGATGACTGGCCCATGCGGCGGGGGACAAGTCGGGTTGAGTGCCAGGTCGTTGCGGTAGCCGATGAAAATGAGCCGTTGTCGTGATTGAGGCACGCCATACCACTTGGCATTGAGCACCCACGCATTGACTCGATAGCCGCATTTGGCCAGAGCTTTGAGACATTCATTGAAGACCCGTTTCATTTTCCCTTTGACCATGCCGGGGACGTTTTCCATTACAAACGCTTTTGGCTGGAGCCCGTCGAGCAATCGGACATATTCACGGAACAAAGTATTTCTGGGGTCACTGACTTTGCGTTTCCCGGCCGTCGAGAATCCTTGACAGGGTGGACTGCCATCGAGAATGTCTGGTTTGCCGCCTGCGAGCTCAATGGATTGCTC